GCCGCCGCTTCTGTCGGTATTTCCACCCTGTCGGATAAATGCTCAACCCGCTGCTTTCCAGTTGCCGCAACCGATCCGCCGTTATAGATAGATGCCAAGGTCATCGACATGGTCATATCCATCGGCAGAGTCTTAAACCGTTTCTTGGCCCTTGGGTTTGTTTCTTTCTCCTGGATTATCAGGGACCGACCAAAGAAGCCGTTTGCTGACTGTTCATAGTCCACTAGGCCATTAAAGGTTACTGGGGTTGTGTACCCTATTAATGACAGAAAAGGACGCTCCAGACCGCTATCAAGCGTCGATAGCTGCCGCTCAATCGATGCAATGTCCGCCTCAACATCGGCACCGTCAGCCTGGCGCTTCTTTAGCTGCCCAAGCTCCTTGGCTAATTGCATCTTTATCTCTTTTCGCACATCGCCACCTAACGGCATAAACGAATTAGCTTTTGAGTATGCAGACATTAGCGCGCCAATCACGCCCTCTAAGTATGCCGCGCCGCCACGCTTCCGAGCATTGTCGATCTTTTGCAGAACTAATCCCATCTCGTCAATAATGTAGCACGCCGCCTGGTGGTCGATTAAGTTGCGGATTATCTCTTGCTCGGATTTTATCGCGCCGTGTGTTGCGGGTGCAATGCCTGCCGCTTTGTGGATCTCAGCTTGGGCTTGCTGTATCGCTTCTTTGCCGGTTGCAGAGCCTGCCACGCAAAATATAAATTGATTCGTCGTGACACCGTAAACTTTATCTTCGTATCTAAGCCCGGATATATTGCCCATTGCCGATAACGCCGCTGCTACTGCTAGCCGCTCGCGTGGAAACCGGCACTGCCCGTTGATCCATTCCACCAATTTGCCAACGAAGCCTGGCGGGCGCAGTAGATCGATATTATCGTCGCTCAATGGTTCGTCGTACACTAGCTCAGTTTCGAAAGTAACCGTTGATTGATAGCCTCCTTGCTCTGCGAAATGGACCAGCGTCCCAACTGTTACCAGTGACGCGGATTTGCCGAACGAATGCCAATGCTGACCTATTTTTTCGCTGCCAGCGTAATCCTCGCCGGTTGCGCTCCATGTATCCCAAATCGCGCAGCCTGTGCCCGTAGTAGCATGGTGTAGCGCCATACCAATCTTAATCCACTGCTCGTAGCTGCAATTGGCATCGATACATTGAAGCATAGCGCCCAGATCATCGGCTGACAGGTCAACTTGCTGCCCGCGAAACTCTGCGCGTATATGTTCCGGCTTTTCCAGCAAGGCCAATAGCTCGGCAGGTGCTTCTGCGATGTCGTCCGGGTGTCCTTTTTCTGCTTCATATAAAGAGCCGCTTTTGTGCAACGATCCGCAACCGACAACGTAGCCAGATGATTTAAAATCAATGCCTTCATAATCGGCATGGTGTCCTGCCAGCGCCAAAGCTAAAGGCTTCTTAAAATAGATATGCCAACCACCGCCACCGGTTGCAACTACAAACCCGGACAATGCTTTAAAGTCTAGGTCTAAGTCTTTGCAGAGCTTCGCATATGCCTCGCTGCCGCCATTTCGCGGGTCAATGTCGATAACGATATGCTCGTCAACTAAAACGCCGAACCCGGTATTAAACTGGCCCATGGTTTCCATCGTGTCGAGCTGCTCGTCTGACCAGTTCGGCGTATGCTGCCAAGCCGATGTTCTAGGATGCTTTAGAATAGCCTTACAGTGCGGGTTGCCGCATTCGCAGTTGCCTTTAGCGTCAACGCCATGGAGGCCGAAGATGCGAAAGCCTGCGTCGAGATAATCAAACTGATTCATTGGCCTGCTCCTCTAGCCACTCTATTAACTGTTGAACAACTGGAAACGAAACCCGCTGCCCGCCATTGGCTAGGTTATATATAGTCGAATAGCTAATACCGGTTGCCCTAGCGACGTATTTGAGATTAAGCGGCTTCAGCCGCTGCTGTAACTGTTTAAGTGTCATTTCGTATCATCCCGTCTTATATAGCTCGTGTGTGTGATTGCAGTATATATACAAAAAAAGTTGTTGCAACCCTTAATATATTGCTTTAAAGTGCGAACCTCAATTAGGAAAGAGAGAAAAACCAATGTCAATATTAAAGCAAGCAACGAAACCAGCCGACCGGATGCCGATAGTCACCATCTGCGGCGACTCAGGGCTCGGTAAAACATCCCTAGCAGCAACATTCCCCAACCCGATAGTAATACGCGCAGAAGATGGCCTTCAGGGTGTACCGGCTGCCATACGGCCCGACGCGCTGCCCGTGGTAACATCACTGGAACAACTAATCGAACAGATGACGGCACTATATAAAGAGGAGCACAAATACAAAACGATCATCATCGACAGCGTAACAGCGCTCGAACGACTATTCATGCAGAACGTTATCGACAGCGACCCCAAGAAGCCGAAGTCTATCAACCAGGCTTTAGGCGGATATGGCGCAGGCCTTGGCGCAGTAGCCACACTGCACCACCGAGTCGGCAAACTAATGTCAAAGATCAATGCCGATAAAAACATTGCTATCGTATACATCGCTCACGCTGACACCGAAACAATCGAACTGCCAGATATGGATCCGTACACCCGCTATAACCTTCGCCTCGGCAAACGCTCAGTAGCACCTTATGTAGACGATGTTGATATGGTCGGCTTCTTAAAGCTGCAAACGTATACCAGCGGCGACGGCGACAAGAAAAAAGCCACGTCAGACGGCAGCCGACTATTGGTAACCTATGCCACCGCGTCGAACGTTAGCAAGAACCGGTACGGCATCACTGATAATATATTCGTCCCGAAAAACGAAAACCCATTAGCACAATACATCCCGGCTTTAGCCACTTATAACAAATAAGGTAAATAATTATGTCATTCTTCGATCTTTCAGACGGAAAAACAGTATCAGCCGCAACTTCATTTGACAGCAATGTTCAGATTAAGCCTATCCCTGCAAACACTCAGGTAGTCGCGGCAATTGACGAAATTAAATGGGACGAATACCAGGGCGACTCGTTTGTTTCGGCTCGCTGGGTAGTATTAGATGGCGAACATAAGGGCCGCAAAATCTTCCATAAAATCCGCGTAAAAGAGCAGGATAAAACCAAACGCGATCGTGCTTTAAAGATGCTCGCTGCTATCGATGCCAATGCCGGTGGCGATCTAATGCGCAACGGCACCGAACCCGGTGATAGCCAGCTCAGCTCTGCGCTATCCAATAAGCCGATGGCCATTAAGCTGGGCCTTTGGGAAATTGACGATAAGAGCGGTAACTGGGTCATGGCAGTATCGCCGGTCAACTCCGCACCCGCTGCACCAGTAGCCGCCGAAGACATCCCCTTCTGATAACACTGGCCCTACGGGGCCTTTTTTTTCGAGGTAAAAACAATGGAACAGCTTTCCCAAGAATGGTTTGACGCCCGCAAAGGCCGGGTCACTGGCTCTCAGATTGGTGCGATCCTTGGCGTTAATCCTTGGTCTAGCACTCAGGACGCCATGCGCTCAATCCTAGGTCAATCCACGTTTACCGGCAACGTTGCCACGGAATATGGAAGCCGGAACGAGGAAAACGCCGTATTCGATTTTGAGCTTGAAACAGGCATCACTATTAAAGAATGCGGGTTTATAGTCCACCCTGAATACGAATGGCTCGGCGCTTCACCCGATGGATTGATTGGCGCAGATGCTATTGCCGAAATTAAATGCCCGTTTGGGTTGCGTGAAAACCCAAACCCGGAATTTAAAAGCTTGGCACATTTGCCCCATTATTATGCCCAGGTTCAATATGAAATGTTTTGCAGCGAACGCACGACAGCTTATTTCATTCAATGGAACCGGTTTAAATTTGACACCGAAATGGTTTTTTTCAGTCAGCAATATATTGACAAAACCCTGCCCAAGCTTAAAGCATTCCACGACCAGTATTTGGCGGCAATTGCTTAGATGAGAAACAATCCGCGCGTAATGACACCCGGCGCGCTCCGCTCGTTCCGCCGATTGCAACACAAATGCACTTTGGCAGAGCTGGCATACTATTTTAAAATAAGTGAACCGCACGCGTGCCGCATTAGGGCGGGCGAAAACTGGGGAAAAAAATGCTAAGACCATACCAACAAAACGCGGTGGATGCCGCGAAAGCTTTTCTTTCTAAATGCTATGACCCCTGCATCATCGATGCTGCAACGGGTGCGGGAAAGTCGCACATCATCGCAGAGCTTGCGCAATGGATTCACGAAACCAGCAATAAGCGGGTGCTATGCTTGGCACCGTCTAAAGAGCTGGTAGAACAGAACCACGGTAAATACATTGCCGCCGGTGGTATGGCCAGCCTGTACAGCGCTTCAACCGGGCAAAAAAGCCTTGAACACTATGTCGTATTCGGCACGCCTGGCACTGTTAAAAACAGCTTGGAACAGTTTAAAAACTTTGCAGCCGTCATAGTCGACGAAGCCCACGGCATAACACCCACGATAAAATCTATCATTAATGATCTGCGCGCAAAGAACCCTCAGCTGCGCGTGCTAGGCTTGTCCGCCACGCCATACCGTCTCGGCAGTGGTTATATATATCAGCTCGATGAGAACGATAGGGCAATCTCAGAGCACGAAACAGTAGAACCATATTTTAAAAAGTTAGTGTTCAAGATAGGCGCGAAAGAATTAATCGACCAGGGTTATTTAACGCCACCGACTACCGAGCGCCACGCTGGTTATGACACTACCGGTTTGGAATTAAACAACATGGGCAAATTTGATGCCCGCCAGGTTGAACAAGCGTTTGAAGGTGAAGGCCGGAAAACAGCCGCTATCATTGCCGAGGTGGTTGAGCTGTCCGCCGGGCGCAAAGGTGTGATGATCTTTGCAGCAACCGTACCCCACGCAAAGGAGGTCATGCAAAGCTTGCCACGCGGCAACAGTGCCCTAGTGACGGGCGAAACGCCAAAGGCTGAACGGGAACAGATATTAAAAGCGTTCAAAGCCCGGCAGATAAAATACCTGGTCAACGTTTCCGTGCTGACCACCGGCTTCGATGCAAGCCACGTTGATGTTATTGCCATCTTGCGCGCCACCGAGTCTGTCGGATTAATGCAACAGATAATCGGGCGCGGGTTGCGTATCGATGCCGGCAAACAGGACTGCCTAGTGCTGGACTACGCGGAAAACATCGAACGGCACTGCCCCGATGGCGATGTATTTAATCCGAATATCAAAGCGTATAAATCCACAAAGGTGGTAGGCGGTGCCGAAATTGAATGCCCCGACTGTAATTATATAAACGAATTTTCAGGCCGCCCGAATCCTGATCAATTCCATATAACGAAAGATGGATACTTCGCCGACCTGGCAGGCGTGAAACTAGAAATACCCTCACACTTCGGCAGGCGATGCCACGGTGAATTTTTAGCTGCTGGAACATATGCCCGGTGCGAACATCGGTGGGCATCTAAAGAGTGTGAGAAATGCCAACACGCGAACGATGTTGCGGCACGCTATTGTGAAAAGTGTAAAGGAGAATTGATCGACCCGAACGAAAAGCTGGTCATGGAATTTAGGAAGTTGAAGTCAGATCCATACGCCAAAAGCACCGACAAGGTTTTGAGCTGGCACTGCCAAGAATGGATAAGCAAAAGCGGAAACC